TGTTCCTTATACTGCCCCTCACATTCTTTCTAGTCAAACTATTGTAACTAGTAAAATTGCAAAAATAGAATATTCTGGTTTTATTAGGGCTAAAAATGCCTTCGAACAACCTCCGTTAGTTAGACTTTATAATATTTACTATCCAGGAGAGTGGTATCCTTATTTGCCATCACGTAATCCTGCTGAAGGTGGAACAGGATTAGCATGGCCTTCAGGATTTCCTTATCGTTTTGCAGAAGTGAGAGGAGATACTATTTCTGATATTAGTTATCGTGCATATTATGATGGAGAGGACTATCAATGTTATCCGATTGAATCTGATGGTATTGGTCTAAACCAAGATGGTGAAGTTAATCAAGTTAATGTTCGTATTTCTAATTTTGATTCTCTAATTGCTCAAATTGTAGAGAATTCTACTATTGCTGGAAATTGTTCTAGTGCTATTAGTGGAACGGTAAACTTTGAAAAAGTTTCTAATTTAGATCCTGCTACAGTAGTTAATTCGGCAACTTATGATCAAAGTATTGTTGATAGTACTTATGCTGGGATTTCTAATTCCGCTATTACTTATGATAGATGTATTAAGTTAAATGGTACTTGGAATCCCTCTAAACAAGATTCTCGGGATTTACTTGGTGGTGTAGTTGAAATTAAATCTACTTTTGCTAATTTCTTAGATTACTGGCCTGAGTATAGTAGTATTAGATCAGTTAGTGGTAATATAGTAGAACTGTATTCTACTGCTCCATATAGAATTAATGATAATGTTACTATCAAAGGAACAAGAGGAAAATCAGCTAATGTTAAAAATATAGTAGGAAATTTCTTAGAATTAGATAGTAAATTAGATATTGGAATAGGAACTAACTTAATGATAGTTAATCCTGACGCTGATCCAGAAGCTTTTGTAGAAGATGTTTTTAAAGTAGATAAATTAAGTTCTTTGAATGGTGCTTTTGCTGAATTTTCTTTAACTAGTTGGTTACAATATTTTAAGTTATCATTTCCACGTAGAAAATATTATAAAAATACCTGTCCTTGGGTATACAAAGGAGAAGAATGTCAGTACCCAGATGATGGAACTGGAACTATTCCTGGCACTTCTGCTAGTACTGCGTTAACAGCTAATGGTTTTTGGACAGTAAAAAATGTACAGGTAAGTACTGTATCGGCAAACGATGAATGTTCTAAAAGTTTTGTTGCTTGTAAATTACGAAATAACCAAATTCATTTTGGCGGTTTTATTGGGACGGGTCGTACGATACCAAAGGGCTAATGGAAAAATATAAAAAATATCTTGGTAAAAAACATAATTATTTTAATACTAATTGTATTACGTTAATAGCGGAAATATATGAAAATGAATTACAACGTGATGATTTTAAAAAAATATGGGAATTTGTAGATCTTAAAGAAGGTCATCCTGAGCAAGAGAGTAGATGGTGGAAATTTTTTACTTTAAAAAAACTGCTTAAATGTGCTAAAGAATATGGAATTAAGATTGAAAAAATAACAGATATTGAAGAATACGATTTTATTATTTTTACTACTAAAAAAAGAAAAATTCCTATTCATTTTGGAATGTATATAGGACAAAATATGATGATTCATATTGAAGAAGGATCGTATTCAAAGATTGATATGTTAAATGATAACTGGAGGGAAAGAATTCATAGTGTCTACCGACGAAAAATGGTATAAAAAATATACTGGTTTTCCGTACACACACTTAGGTGATAATATTAAAAGCGGAATTGATTGTTTTAATCTTATTAAATATGTTTATAAGATAGAATTAAATATTGAAATTCCCTATGATACTGCTGATTTTTGTGATATTGTGGATGAACGCTGGTATCAAAAAACTCACGATACGTGGATTGATAAAGCTGCAAGTTCTAAGTTTGGTTGGGAACAAGTTACAGAGCCAGAGATTTTTGATGTTATTACTATGACAATTGGTTCAACAAATGTAACTAATCATTGCGCACTTTATGTCGATAAAAACCGTATTTTACAGACTATGTTAGAACATGAATCTTGGATTGCTCCTTACGGACGTTATTATCAACAATATACAATGGGAATATATAGATGGAACACAACACATTTAAACAATTAATTAATAATATGAGAGATCATGCTGATTCACAACATCCAAAAGAATGTTGTGGAGTTATTACAACTGATTTTAAGTATGTTCCGTATAATAATATAGCACCGGACCCAGAAAATTATTTTGTATTAGATCCTATTGCTTTTGTAGATCATCCTGATGATTGTTGGGCCATATTTCATTCTCATCCTGATCAAGATAATCCTTTGCCAAGTGAAAACGATATTGAAAGTACTTCTTTTGAAGAATATAAATTTATTGTTGGCTGGAAAGAAAAATTTTATTTATACTGGTATGATAATAATATAGAATCATTAAAATTTAAAAAATTTACTGAGGATTATTTACGTGCAGAATATAACTCTTAAATTTCATCCTACAATCCAAAAATATACTAATGGAGTAACTGAGCATACAGTCAAAATTAATGACTTAGTAGATTTGCGTAATTCATTAGAATATCTATTTCCACAATTAGGCATTCACATAAAACGTATTAGTTGTGGATTAAATTCTCGTGAAAATATTGCTTTAGTTAATAAAAATAAAAGAGTTTTGGGTAGAGATGACTATTTAATAGGGAAACTAAGAAATACTGACACTTATTTTCATGTAGTTCCTTTATTTGTAGGTGGTGGGGGTAAAGGTGGTAGTAGTCAACTTTTACTTGGAGCTGCTTTAATTGGGTTATCTTTTATGTTACCTGGAGCAGGTGGTTTGGCTACTTCTGGTTTTTTATCTACTATTAGTTTACAAGGAATTGTACTGAAAATGGGTATTAGTATGGTTTTGAGTGGGGTAATGGGTATGTTGATGAAAACTCCTACTCCAGCTGTTCAAGGCGCTCAAACCACAGATTCAGAAGCTCGAATTGATAATAAAATTTTTCAAGGATTACAAAATACTACGCAATCTAATACCCCAGTTCCTATGATTTATGGAAGAACTCGTGTCGGTGGTCAATTTATAAGTGGAGAAATTTTGAGTATTCAGCATGGACGAAATGAAAGTATAAAAGTTTCAGCGTTATTTCCTCCAGGAGCTAACTAGATGTCACAAGATGTAATTCTTAAATTTCACCCTACAATACAAAAATATACTAAGGGAGTCAATGAACATACTGTTAATGTAAACGATTTTGTGGATATTAAAAATTGTTTAGAATCTTTATTCCCCGCTCTAGGAATTCATATAAGACGTATTAGAGGGGGTGCTAATAGACGAGAAAATTTAGCTCTAGTTAATAAAGATAAACGAGTTATTAGAACAGAAGATTATTTTCTTAATCGTTTAGATAAAAAAGATACTGAATTTTATGTAGTTCCTCTATTTATAGGTGGCGGTGGTGGAGGAATGGGACAAATTATTCTTGGAGTTGCTTTAGTAGCCTTAGTTGTATTTACTGGAGGAGCTGCAGCTCCCGTATTAATGGGAGGTCCGGGAATTGCAGCAGTAGCTGTGGGTGGTTCTACTTTAGGAGTGATTGGCGGTATAACTGTAGGTAGTATGCTAATGCAAATGGGAGTTAGTATGATTATAAGCGGGGTAATGGCAATGATGATGAAACCTCCAAAACTTGCTGTTCAAGGCTCTCAAACTACAGATTCAGAAGCCAGAGCAGATAATAAAATTTTTGCAGGATTACAAAATACTACAAATTCTAATGTTCCAGTTCCTATGATTTATGGAAGAACCCGTATAGGAGGACAATTTATAAGCGGAGAAATTATGAGTATTCAGCATGGACGAAATGAAAGTATAAAAGTTTCAGCATTATTTCCTCCAGGAGCTAATTAAATGTCACAACGTCATATTACTACAATTAATGCAGCTCCAAATATTCATGGAGCTAAAGGAGGATGTTTTCCAGGAGACGCCTTAGTATTAACCCCTTCAGGAAGTACTCCTCTTAAAGATTGCCAAATTGGTGATAATGTTCTCTGTTATACCCCTGATGGAGAGGTACTAACTCGACCTATTACTGAAGTCTATACTCATGGTAAACAAGAAGTATTAGAATTTATTTTTGGAGTAGGACGTTTAATAGTTACTCCTAATCATTGGGTATTAAAATCAGATGGTCAATTTGCTTATGCTTCAGATTTTGAAAAAGGTGATTATTTACTTGATTTAGAAAATGAACCTCAAAAAATATTATCAATTCAACAATTACAATCAGAAATAGTATATACTTTAACTGTGAGAGATTATCATACTTTTTTTGTTAATGGATTTAGAGTTCATAATAAAGGAGGAGGAAAAGGTGGAGGATCTCCTGCTCCAGCACCTACTGAAGAACCAAATAATTTATTTTCTACAGATATTGTTTTAACTACTATTGCATTAGGTGAAGGACCTATATATCGTATTAATCCTATTGGCCCTCAAGATGTGGAATTAAACGAGGGAACTATAGATGATTTAATTAATTTAGATGGAGATGGGCTAGCTAATACGGATGTATTTAAAACACTGGAAAGAACTGGAACTCTTACTCAAACAGAAATGCCGATTTTTGGACAGCGTACAGTTGTTCCTCAATCGTTAGCAAGTGGTATTACTTTA